ATGTTCGTTTCATAGATTATAAAGAGATTGTTGAAAAACCTGTGGCAACCCTTACAGGAATCTATAAGTTTTTAGGCATTCCTTCTTTTAAACACTGGTTTACTAATCTAGAACAAGTGAAAGTTAATGGATTAGGGTATGATGACACCATCCTGGGGAAAGGCCTGCATACCATTAAACCAAAAAAATTGATTAAAAGCACTACGGATGTTAATATACTACCTCGCGAAATAATAAAGCAATATGGAAAGATTAAATTTATATGAACTTTGATTTTGTATTCCTTGGACAGTCCATTTTAAAATATCAAGTACCCCTTGAAATCTTTGTTGGACTCAATGAACTTTACGAAACCCACAAGAAACATTTACCCAATGCCAACAAGCAACTTGCAGGAAAGATTCCGGACGAAGTTTCCTTGTTCTATGATGGTCAAGATACGAGCAAAATGAATCGACATAGCTTTGTTTCCGAAGATATTTTAAAATGGTTCTATTCCGTTTTTGATCATTATTTAAAATGGAATAAAACTCAAGAATATAATATGACCATCAATTCAATCTGGGTTAATGAAATGAAAGCAGGAGACTATAATCCTGTGCACGTTCATAAAGGAACTATTTTCACTGGCCTTTCCTCGGTGATGATACTTAAACTTCCCAAAGACTATGGACCTGAACTCACACATCCGGAGCAACCGCTGAATGGACAACTTCAAATTTTAGGAAATATTGCAGGTCAATTTGCAACTACAGATTATTCCCCTAAAGTAAAGAGAGGGGACTTTTATATCTTTCCCTATGACATGCGCCATGTCGTTTATCCTTTCAGCAATAAAAAAGCAAAAAGAAGAACGCTCGTATGTAATGTCGATGTTGCTTATGACCCAATAAGGTCAAGGACGGCTGAATGATCACCGAACCTAAATGGAAATCCTTACTGGCTAATACGGTCGGGCCTATTTTTACCCCTGAACAATGCCAAAATATTATTAATGTAGGCCATCAGCAAAAAGCCCAAGACGCTAAGGTAGGACATAAAGAAAAATCTGAAGGTAAATATGACACCAAAATGCGCATCACGACCATCAGCTGGATTCCTTTTACCGCATTGCCTGAGATGTATAAACAAATTGAACGGTCAATGAATCGGGTAAATGGAAATCATTTTGGTTATGAAGGTATGGAGATTAGTGAGCTTGCTCAGTTTACCGAATATCCTAAAGGAGGATTTTATGACTGGCACATGGATGCTGATCTTAGTGGTAAACATGAACCTCCCGTTCGAAAAATATCCATGACGATTTTACTTTCGAATCAATCTGAATTTGAGGGAGGCGATTTAGAGTTTATGAGTGAAGGCAATAAACCTCCTGCGCTCGTGCAAGGACAAGCCATTTTCTTTTGTAGTTGGATTCGTCATCGTGTGGTTAAAGTCAAGAAAGGAATTAGACGATCCCTGGTGATGTGGTTCGGAGGACCTCCGTTTAAATGAAAGTTGTGATGGAGGATAAATTTTTAAATAAAAATCAATGTAAGCGTTTGATAAATTTTTATAACTCGCAACCTGATAAATTTAAATTTAACACAACTTTTCCATTAACTATCACTAAGACAGGACCTCAATTTTTAAAGGATAAAATAAATCAAGCAGGGATGGACATAAACAATTCTGTAATTGATTGGCTTGAAATAGTTAAATGGCCTAGTCCCAATGAAGGAAAGGGTTTACATATGGATAAGCCTAATGTGCTTCCACTTACTCTTAGTAGTATTATTTATTTAAATGATAACTACGAGGGAGGACATACTTATTTTGCAGATGGTACTACTTTTGCATCGGTAACAGGTCGGGCTGTCTTTTTTGATGGACAATATTATCCTCATGGAGTGTCCGCTATTTCCAAAGGTCCAAGATATACTATAGCAACCTGGTTTACGCACGCCAGAGGTAAGTATGATTATGAATCGTGAAATTTTATTTCCGACTCCTATCTATTTTAAAATGGTTAAGGATCCTAAAAAATTAAATAAATATTTATTCCCCCATATTAAAGCCTGGAGTAAAAAAGATAAAAGTGAAAAGAAGACTAATGCCGGTGGAGGTTGGCATAGTCCAACGGATATGAATGAAAAAAAGGAATATGACCTTTTAACCGAGGAACTCTTCACCATGCAACATGAAATTTTTAAAGACTACGGTATGGAACCGAAACCAGGTTTAGGGAATATGTGGGCCAATATTAATTATCCCGGATCCTATAACAAACAACACATGCATCCTAATTCTCAATGGTCGGGTGTTTATTATGTAAAAGCTCCTAAAAATTCTGGTAGTTTATTTGTGGAAGATCCCCGCCCCGGTCCCAATATTATACTCCCTCGACGAGTGAAAGGAATACCCAGAGCACTTTGGCGTGTGGTAATATATCCTGCTATAGAAGGACAGATAATTATGTTTCCGGCATGGCTCCCTCATGGTGTAGAAATTAATAAGTCTAAAGAAAAAGGAGAAAAAGGCTGGCGTGTATCGGTCTCTTTTAATTTTATTCAGGTAAAGGAATGAGTTTTAAAACAAAAAAATATCAAGTGATTCGAGCAGCCCTTTCCAAAGAGCTTTCCAATTTCATTTTTAATTATATGATGCTGCAGCGAGACGTTGTGGATTTGATGCTGAAAAATAATAAAGTGAATCCAGCTAATCCTTTTATAGGCAATCGAATGGATAAACAGATTCCAGGTTGTTATACTAAATATGCAGACTGGGTTATGGAAACGTTGCTTCAATACATGAGACCCATTATGAAAGCGAAAACAGGAATGGATCTGGTTCCAACATACTCGTACACACGACTTTACGAAAAAGGAAATATTTTACATCGCCATAAAGACCGACCGAGCTGCGAGATCTCTACAACCTTACATCTAGGAGGAGATGAATGGCCTATCTTTTTAGATCCTACAGGTGCTGACTTTGTAATTGATCAACAAACGATTAAACCCGGCGCCCCTAAAGGAATACGCGTCGATTTAAAAATAGGAGATATGCTCATTTATTCAGGGTGTGAACTCGAGCATTGGCGTGAACCTTTTGAAGGCAATGTGTGTTCTCAGGTATTTCTACATTACAATCATGCCAGCGGTCCTTTTGCCCGAACGAACCTATTCGATAAGCGCCCTCTTCTAGGCGTTCCTAAATAATGGCAACGAAAAAAAATAAATCTGTTCTTTTTCCTTTATTTTCATCGCCCATTTATAAAGAAGAGACAGAATTTAGAGTTAATGCTGCTGAATTAAAAACGATTCAATCGTTACCTTTAATGCATTCTATGCCGCGCCCTAAACCTGTAGGTATTTCTGAAGATCATAAAATATTTAACCAAAAAGTTTTTAAAAGAATTAAAAATTTTATTGATGAAAAAGCTCAAAATTTTTTTAAAAAAGTATTATTTCTAAAAAATGAGTTGGTTATTACTGAAAGCTGGATAAGCAGGGCAACACCTGGAGCCACCCATCATAAGCATAAACATCCCAATGCTTTATTTAGTATAGTTTATTATGTTGATTGTCCTTCTTCTTACTTACGATTTTCCCGAGAACATAATTTCCTGCAAGAAGGTTCTTTATTCTCTTATGATTTTGAAAAATACACTATTTATACGGCCCATCATTGGACTCTTGCTGTGAAAACGGGAGATCTTCTTATTTTTCCGGCATCCGTTTTTCATGAATCAAGTCCCAATCAGCACACCACGGACAAATTAGTACTGGGTGTTAACTACTTTTTTAAAAAAATCCCTACTCATTTTTAATATGGCTTTGGTTCGTGTCACCTTAGGCGGTAAACGTCTGGCGTATGTCAGAAATAACAAAGCTGGATCCACCACCATCATTAATTATCTTGGCCAGCTTCTCTGGAACGAGAAACCAACCTGGTACAGTGGTACCAATGTTCAAGATTATTGTGGCAAAGATTCCTACATTGGACGCGAGAAAGGCTTTGAAGCCTATCATCAAGAGCTAAAAGAA